ATGAAGGTTGGGATATTGAGTTAGATGATAGGCGTGATTATCAAACTAATTTAGAATTAGAAGAAGTTAACGAAAGTACATTCACATATATTACATGGCCAGAAAAACATCCTGTTGCTGGGGAACCAATTGTATTGCGTGATTACCAAATTAAAATCGTAAACGACTTTTTAAAAAATCCACAATGCTTGCAGGAGGTCGCAACAGGCGCAGGAAAGACTTTAATCACTGCCGCATTAAGTGAACGAGCAGAAAAGTACGGCAGAAGTATTGTTATTGTACCTAACAAATCACTAGTAGTACAAACAGAAGAAGATTACGTTAATATGGGTCATGATGTTGGTGTTTATTTCGGCGACAGAAAAGAAATTAACAAAACACATACAATTTGTACTTGGCAAAGTCTTAATACATTAATGAAAAATACCAAAGCAGGCAAAGGTGATATTACTATCGAAGGTTTTTTAGAAGATGTAGTTGCTGTTATTGTTGACGAAGTACATAGTGCTAAGGCAGATGCACTGAAGACATTATTAACTGGTCCTATGGCAAAAATTCCATTACGTTGGGGTTTAACAGGAACAGTTCCTAAAGAAGAATTTGAATTCAAATCTTTACAAGTTAGTTTAGGCGAAGTTATTAATAAAGTGTCAGCAAAGGAACTACAGGATAAAGGTGTACTTGCTAACTGTCATGTAAACATTGTTCAATTAATTGATCATGCCGAACACACAAATTACCAAAGTGAATTAAAGTACTTGCTGACTAATCCAGATCGTTTGGACATTATTGCGAATTTAGTAAACAACGCAAATAAAACAGGAAACACATTGGTACTTGTTGATCGTGTTGAATCAGGGAAAGAACTTACTTCGCGATTAGGCGATCGTGCTGTGTTTGTAAGTGGTAAAACTAAAGGTGCAGATAGAAAAGAACAGTACGATGAAGTATCAGACTCCGATAATAAAATTATTGTAGCAACATATGGTGTTGCCGCAGTTGGCATTAATATTCCTAGAATTTTTAACTTAATGCTTATTGAACCGGGTAAGTCATTTGTACGTGTAATACAGTCTATTGGACGTGGTGTACGTAAAGCAGAAGATAAAGACTTTGTTCAAATTTGGGATGTTACAAGTACATGTAAATTTGCTAAACGTCATTTAACAAAACGTAAGAAGTTCTACAAAGAGGCAAATTATCCATTTACACTAGAAAAAATGGAGTGGAAGTAATCCAGCATAATTATTTTACCTTTCCTAGGTTAAAAGGTTATACACAAAACTTTTAAGGTTAATAATTATGTACAATACACTCTATGAAAATACACACACTTGATAACACCGCATACGAGCTAAATGAATTACCAGAAGTAATAGATGATATTCAGTTTGCTATTTTTGATAATAGTAACCCAAAGGATGCAGATTATTTCTTTACGCCATTGATATTTTTGGAAAGTTTTACATCACCTGCATTAGTTTTAAAAATTGGCGAAAATTTAATTAAAATGCCAATGGACTGGCACTTATTAATAGGCGAAGAAGAAGCAGGTGACTTAGAAGCAATACCATTAACAAGCATTAATGATAGAAATTTCAAAGCATTTTCATTTAACAGTTTAAGTAGTTTTAATGCTGACTTTTTACCAGTAGAAGTGATGGATGTATACAACGAAGTACAATGGTATAATCCAAAATTAAAAAATGGTCAGTACTTAGCAGTTCCAATTAACAATAAAGAAAAGCCGGATGTTGTGTACTTTATTAAAGATGTATCAAGAAACTCACAAGTTGTAGATTATAATCAGGCTTGGTAATGGCTAAGCAACGTACACTAGACTTATTTAACGCAGTAATTCCTGCAATAGATATGAAGGATTATTCATTCTACGATAATTTAACCGAAGAACAACGTAAAGAATTTCACGCAGTCTTGATTATGAGATGGGGTGTTAATGTTAATGATGGAGATCCTGTATTACTACATTACTATCTTGCAAGTATGAATCATCATGCAAACAAATACTTTTTTAATATGTACAAACATCCAAAGTTACAGTGGTTGATGATTGTAGCAGGAAGTCCTAAGTTTGGAAATTACAGACGCAAATGGATAGGTAAGAAAAAGGGAAAGGACAAGTACAGTGATATCAAAAAACAACTTCGGGAAATGTATCCAACATACAAAGAAGAAGATATTAATGCATTAAGTACAATAGTTACTAAGAAGGAATTAAAACAATATGCCAAAGATTGCGGCGAAAAGTGAAGTTTATGTTTGTAAATATTGCAATAAAACTTTCAAACGTGAAAAATCACTAGTTGTACATCTTTGCGAAAAGAAAAAGCGTTGGCAAAGTAAAGATGAAAAAGGTGTAAGAATCGGCTTTAATGCGTACTTGAAGTTTTACGAATACACACAACACTCCGTAAAGAAAAAATCACATATGGATTTTATTCAAAGTCCGTACTATAATGCATTTGTTAAGTTTGGTAGATACTGCGTAGAAATTAATGCAATTAATATACCGCGTTTCACGGAATACGTAGTTGAACAAAATAAAAAACTTGACTATTGGACAAGTGATAAACTATATAGTGAATATTTAAGCAAACTTCTTGTAACTGAAAACCCATTGGATGCATTAACACGTGCTATTAAATATAGTATGAAATGGGCTGAAAAGTATGGTGTTGATAGTAAAGATATATTACAGCACGGTAACACAAACGAAATTTGCTATGCTATTACAACTGGAAAACTAAGTGCATGGGTACTTTATAATTGTGATAGTGGAAATAGTTTTTTGGAAAATTTAAATAAAGAACAAACACATTTAATTTGGGACTTTATTAATCCTGAAATATGGGGCGGTAAGTTTCGTGATGCGCAAAGTGATTGTAGTTATATTAAGCAAATGTTGAAACAGGCAGGATGGTAATATGATAATGGATGCTGATATTGATATTGATTTCGCAGACAGGAATCAAATATTAAAGTTAATTAAACATGTTCCTGCTAGACAGGAATCAAACCCAGAGAGTAAACAACATAACAGTGGCGTATATGTAACAGACATACCAATAGATCCTGTACATAACTGTTCAAGTTTAAATTACAAAGAAGCAGAAGAGCGTGGCTATTTTAAAATTGATTTCTTAAATGTTAATGTTTACCAGCATATTAGAAATCAAGAACATTACAATGAGTTATTGAACAAAGAACCACCGTGGAATAAACTGTTAGATAAAAACTTTTGTTTACATGTAATTCATATCTCAAGTCATTTTAATGAAATTGTTAAAATGAAGCCTAGTAGTATTGCTCAAATGGCAATGTTCTTAGCGTTAATAAGACCTGGTAAAAAACACTTAATGGGTAAATCTTGGAAGGAAATATCAGAAGAAATTTGGATTAGGCCAGAAAACGACGAGTACTTTTTTAAAAAAGCACATTCGTTAAGTTATGCAATGTTGGTTGCATTACATATGAATATCATTCACGAATCTCTCTAACTAAAGTAATTGATTTTCGTTTAGAACGTTTTTGAACAATGTTACTTAAACTAGTACATGGACCACTTAATACAGACATATTTTTATTATTAAATGTTACCCTGTAATCTTTAAACGCAGTCCACTCTTCTTTAAGAAATAAATTGATAGGTATACTTCTATTAGACTCCCACCACCATGTTTCTCCTAGATCTAAGAATAACTGTTTTTGGTCCAAATCACTAATAGCACCAAAATCATACATTGTAGTTAGTACTTTGTCTTGGTTCATAATAATACCAATATGCTCTTTATTTGCATATAGTACTATAGATAAAAAAGGGTATTTTTCTGCTATTCTTTGAAATAACTCGTTTTCCATGAACGATATAGGTGTATTTAACTAAGATTTATTTATGTTTATTAAATTGTACTGGAAATGTTCTTCGGTATTATAACAATGTTGTAAAGTACTATTTTTCTATAAATAATTAACATGTATTCAACTAAACTTTATTTGTATAACCAACGCCACACTGGAATGTTTTTTAACACAGACGTTTCATCCGGCATTAATTTACCAAGGACAAAATACGTGTACGCAGAAACATTAAAAGCTGTTAAAGGCTTAGATACTACTCTGGAATTTCAATTTTTAAATCAAAATCAAAAACCCATTAACTTAGAAAATACTTCGTTGACATTTAAATTAATAAGTGAGAATTCATTACTAATGAGCAAAGCGTTAACAATTACTGTACCAACAAAAGGCAAAGCAACAGTAACACTAACTAGTAGTGATTTATCAGCAGTGGAGTCACAACGTGCTAATTATAGTATTGAACGTGTATTTAATTCATTGACTGAATTGGCGTATGTAGACGATAAAGCAGGAACACAAGGTGTAATTGATATATTACCACAAATTGCGTAAGGAAGTACAAAATGGCAAAGAAGAAAAAGCCTAATACAGGCGCAAGTATAGTTTCAAAACTACACTTAAATTTAACAGAAATAGAACCGATTACAGAAGCACAAAGAACATTTTTTGACAATTACGATTTAGGAAAATGTCAATTGTTAATGGGTTATCCAGGAACAGGAAAAACCTTTTTGAGTCTGTACAAAGCGTTCAATGAATTAATTAACGGCGGAACAGAGTTGTCGCAAATTGTCATTGTACGTAGTGCAGTGCCAACTAGAGATATCGGTTTTTTACCAGGCGATATAAACGAAAAACAACAAGTGTACGAGTTACCGTACAAGAAAGTATGTTCTGAGTTGTTTGGTAGAGACGATGCTTATGAAATTTTAGTTAGGCATGGTATAGTGCGTTTTATGATTACTTCGTACGTGCGTGGTATTACATTAGACAATTGTATTGTCATTATGGATGAGTTCCAAAACTGTACTTCGCACGAAGCAGATTCAGTTCTGACAAGACTTGGACGTAACTCAAAAGCAATGTTCTGTGGTGACTTCATGCAAACAGACTTTAGTAAAGACAAAGACAAAGATGTCTGTAAATTTGTTAAAGTTCTTGAATCAATGCCTAATTGGTTTATGCGTAATGAATTTGGTGTGGATGATATTGTACGTTCAGGATTAGTTAAAGCGTATATTCAGGCTAAGTACCTAATACACAAAGACGGATTCTAAAATGAAAATTAATGAAGTTACTATTAGTAATGTAGATCATCTAATTGAAAGTATTATTTGGGAAAGTTATACCAATAATATTTTCGAAGATACTAATGTTAAAACTTCTCCTTGTTTTAACAAAACGAATAAAAAGCATTTGAAAAATGCACGTGTTCAGCAAGCATTAACGGATTTCCTAACCACAAAAGCAAAAGATCCAAGAGCTCCGTTTGGAAGTAAGGATTATGCAATGACAGGAAAAGGACCGTTAAGTGGCATTAAACATGCTGGTTTAACTAATGATATTTCCGTTATGTATGAAATTAAAAACAATACAATATACTTATTTGCTATTGGATCACACGACGACCTTGGATTTGGTAGACCTAATAATATTAAAAAGCAAAAGAGCTTAGTTAAAAAAATCAATAATTTTTGTAAAACTGAAAATATTTAAGGAGCAATAAATCAACATAAAAAATATCATATCGTTTGGGTGTAGCTGGGCATTTGGCGACGAACTATTAGATCCTACATTAGAAAAGCAAGGAATTCCGTCGCATTACACACAAAACGATTCTTATCGATTATCTCATTCATATACTGGTTTATTAGCAAAACATTATAATTTACAACAAGAAAATTTAGCATTTCCTGGTTCTAGTTTGCAGTCAATGCAATGGAATTTAATGTGGTGGCTTAATAACCACACAGATGAATACATAAAACAATCAATTATATTAGTTAGTTTAACAGACGAGAGTAGAATCAGTTGGTATGATCCAAACCACGAACGTGTAAACGATGACCCGCCGTGGAATAATTACTTACATGCACAATGGCTAGATAGTGCTGGAGATAATATTAACCCGGAATGGCATAATTTACATAAAAGTTATTTAACTATGAGTGCGTGTAACGAATTGTATAAATTAAACCACGAGATCACAACTCAATTATTTGATGGTATAAGTTACCAACACAATATACCAGTAGTACAATTTAATGCTCTTAGCAAAACTAAATCTAAAATGAAATCTTTTTATGATTTTGATATTAGACAAATGTTAATGAATAATTATAAGCAATACGGGCATCCAAATGAAGAAGGACACTATTTAATTGCAAAAAAATTAATAGAACGTATTGACACGCTTTTAAAATAAAGTATACTTATACGCAACAACGCGATATAAGATTTCATGTTGTTATTTTCTTTTTACTTTTGTTGTATTATATGTAGTAAGTACAACACACATTTAAAAGTAAAAGAAGGTGTGTACTCAACATCCTCCGTTTTGAGTAGTATAATATTTATAGTTGGGGACCCTTAAATTAATCAACTGTAAATATTAAATGTAGCGAGGCAATGCCGTAGCACAACGCTATGTACAAAAATATTGTGTTAGTACGAGGGTTTCTAAGTTGTTTTAATTAAGATAATCTATTCCTATTCATTCACATTTTGGCTCATGTGTGTACGAAAAGAGCCATTTAACCTAAATGTCTATTTTGATATAGTTATATAACCTATATCTTCAATCATTAATATATAATATATTAATGATTGATATTCTTTCTTACCTACCTCCTAAACGTAAAAAATCATCTAGTGGATGGATTTCGTTTAATGCCGTGTGTTGTTCACATAACGGCGAAACTATGGATAAGCGTGGACGTGGCGGTGTAATGCTAGAAAATGAACATGATTGGAGATATCATTGCTTTAATTGTAATTTCACTGCAAGTTTTACACTTGGAAGGCCTGTAAATCACAAGGCAAGAAAGTTACTAACTTGGCTAGGAGTTAGTAAAGTTGAAATTGATTGGCTGAACTTAGAAAGTTTGAGACATAAAAGTATTCATGATATATTAGATGACAGAAGTAAAGTCATAACAGCAAGTATTAAATTTAAGGATATTGAGTTGCCGAAAAATGCTCGTTTACTAACAAGTGAAGATATAAATGTTGCAAATTATTTAAATAAACGTGGAATAAATGTTAACGATTACGCATTTATGATTACACCTAATGATAAGGGTCGTAATAAAAATAGAATTGTTATACCGTACACAAATAAAGGAAAAATAGTTGGTTACACCTCAAGGTACTTGGATAATAAAATTCCAAAGTACATAAATGAGCAACAAAAGGGATATCTTTTTGGCTTAGATTTACAAAAGGATAATTGGGAATATGCAATAGTTACCGAGGGTGTACTTGATGCAATAAGTATAAGTGGTCTTGCAGTTATGCACAATAGAATCAGTGATAAACAATCACAACAGTTAAAACAACTATACCGTGAAATTATTGTTGTTCCTGATCAAGACAAGGCAGGACTAAAGTTAATTGATGATGCATTACAAAATGGCTTTAATGTGAGTATTCCTAATTGGGGCAGTGGTGTTAAAGATGTTAATGATGCTGTCATTAAGTACGGTAAAATAAAAACATTACTGATGATATTAGAAAGTAAAAATTCAAGTAGTATAAAAATTAAATTAGCAAAAAAAGAGTTAGAGAGAAGAATTGAAAGAGTACAATAGAGATATTCAAAAGTTATTTTTGGAAATGATGCTAAATGATGCACAGAGTTTTGTGCGTGTACAAAACATCTATAACATTGATAATTTTGATGAATCGTTGCAAGAAGCCGCTAAAATGATTAGTGAGCATTCAGCTGAGCATGGTACATTGCCTACTTTAGAGCAAATTAATGCTGTTACTCGTGCTAACTTACAGCCAGTTCCAGAACTCAACGACGGACACTACGATTGGTTCTTGGACGAATTTGAAGGGTTTACACGCAGACAAGAACTTGAACGTGCTATTCTAAAAAGTGCGGATTTACTTGAAAAGGGCGAGTTTGACCCTGTTGAAAAGTTGATTAAAGATGCAGTACAAATTAGTTTAACAAAGGATATGGGTACTGATTATTTTGCTGATCCTAAACAACGTCTATTAGCAATTAAAGACAATAATGGTCAAACAAGTACAGGCTGGCCAAT